ACCGCTCTCTCCATCTTTTTCATACAGGAAATCCGTCTCTATCCCGCAGACCGCCAACTCATTCATTGTCCTCACGCAATCATCTGCATCAGCGCATTTGATCGTGTCACCTTTTCGCAAGCGCGTTTCTTTCACTTTTGGCATTAGTCATTCCTCCTACTACGCAAACCTAATTTGCTGCTCGTCCTCGTATATTTCTATGTTCGGCACCCTATTCCCGATTTTTAAATACGGGCAGTTTGCTTCTACCAGTTTCTGTGCCATGATTGGCACTACACTGTTTCCGATTCTAGCCACTTGTTTTGCGATCGGATATCTCCTGTATTTGTAATCCCTGTCAATAATGTAATCCTCCGGAAATCCCTGCATTAATTTAAGTTCTTCCGGTTTTAACATTCTCAGGAAAATATCCTTCATGGCATACTTTTCGCCTTCGATATCCAGAATCACATTTACCAGTCCGAAACGATCTTTTGTAGTAATCGTTGCAAGCGGATTTGAAAGTTCTTGCCCTCCGCCAGTTCCGTAATACTTAATTAAAAACGCAGATATCAATCCAAAATGTCCAGGTGATGTTGTGATTGTGTGTAAAGGTTCGTTGCATCCCTGTCCGATTCCACTCTTATAAAATTTTGTAATAAAAGCTGTCACCAGCCCGTACCTGTTTGACGTGTCGATTGTTTTAATTGGTTCTGTCAGCAACTGTCCTCTTGATTCTCCAATTTTTGTTTCTCCGTGATATTGAATCATAAATGCAACAGCATCTTTACTTCTCACGATATAGGGAGATGGATTGTCTATTACATATTTTCTGATTCCATTTGCAATCCTTTTCATCGTTGCATCTGCCAACGGTTTTGGTCTATCAAATATCGTTTTCCCTAAATCAGACCAATCGATATATGCCCCGCATTCCTGCCATTTCGGATCTCTGGATTTAAAATTCGTCTTTTCTGGCCACACGATGTCTTTTCCATCTCTTCGAAATATTGCATACCAGCGCTTTCTTGTAGTTGGTGCCCCATAGTCTGCCGCAATAAGCTCTCTGCAGTCAAAAATATATCCAAGACTTTTCATAGCCGTAATGAACTTCTTATAATCTTCCCCACGCCGTTCCTTAATCGGATGCCCGTTTTCATCCAGAGGCCCCCACTGCTGAATCTCTTCCACGTTTTCCATGATAATCACATCGGGGAGGATTGCTTTTGCGTGCTTGTATACCGCCCAAGGCAAAATCCGAAGCCCTTTTTCCCTCGGCTTCCCACCTTTCGCCTTACTGTGGCTGGTACAATCAGGACTCGCCCACATTAAAGCAACTCGCTTTCCTTTCACATATTTCTTCAAATCCACCTTGAAGATATCTTCTGTGAGATGCAATGTTTTCGGATGGTTTGTCTTGTGCATCAAAATTGCATCCGGATCGTGATTAATTGCAATATCTACTTGTCTTCCAAGTGCCATTTCTATTCCTACGCTCGCTCCACCTCCTCCGGCGAAGCAATCTATAATCAAATTTTCCATTTTCTCAGAAGCCCGGTATACCCTTGCCCCGGCCGGAGGCTGGCTCCTTTCTATTTTTCGCTTATTTTTTATAGTCTACTGTAAATACCTCCGCATTAATATCCGGTTTGGATTCGACATCGCCCTGTTGAGTCGGCAACTTGTCCGCACCCAACCCTCGTGAAACTCCATGTAATTTGCGATTGTTCCAAAGATATCCTTAACCGAAGTTTCTTGTTTCTTTGACTCAGGCAGCATATCATTGTCTTTTAAAAAGTTTTTGAACGTTTCAATACTTGCATCGATTCCGCTCTCTTCTCTTATTGCTGCATAGATGTTCTGGATCGTAAGTCCGTATTCGATCATGCACTTAATTTCTCCCTTGTACGGTTCGTATTGTTTTCTTTTATTTTCCATTTTTCTTAACCACATCCTCTTGTTTGCTATTACCCTCTTTTTCACTTCTTTTCCAGTAATATCCTCAAGTACTCTGCAGATATGCTCATCCGTGCATCCGAGTTTTACCATCTCTTCGATCTGGAACCGGTACGGATCCAGAAAGTTCGCTGGTCTACTCATTTTCCTCTCACCTTCTTCTTTCTCTTGCGCTTGGTACTGCCGTACATATATGCTGCCATATTCCCCTGTTTAAATCCGGCTGACCGCTTCATTCTGCCGCTAAAGCTATATTTCCCTCTATCCATGGTTCTCCTCCTTTAAACTCCACCATGCTTTCACATTCTTTCCGTACCCTGTAGTCTGGATTCTTACTCCAAGTTCTGCTTTCGCTTTCATGATGTCCGACCTTTTAATTCCTGCCGCTTCTGACTCTATGAGCAACTTCGCCCCGTCATAGCGCCCACCTTCCATCTTGTCTTGCAGCCACTCTAATGCTTTGTCGTAGTCGGTCTTTGACATCGTATTGACCTTGTCCTTGATTCTTTCCAGTTGGACGGTGTTGGTGTTCATCTTGTTCCAGATCTTTTCAAAATTCTCCTGCATGATTCTTCGGTTTTCTAAAATCTCATCCCGGATGACTGTAAGTGCCTGTGCTGCGGTCATGCCTTTCTTTTCCGGATCTTTTACCAGACTTCCCGGTTTAAGTCCGAGAAGTAAACACATGGTTCTTTCAAAATCTTCTGTCTGTTCCGGGTTCTTCGCCATATTGCAGACAAAAGACTTGCTTCTCCCGAGTTCTGCCGAGAATTTCTCTTTCGTCTTGCCCTGCTTTTCTAGTTCCTTGCAGAGCAAAGCGTAATTTATCGTTACTTTCTTCGGTTCCATAATTCCTCCTTAATTTGACTTCAACAACTGCTCTTCCAGAGAGTCCATGTCGTATCCTCTGCGCTCAAAGTTGTTTAGGTTTCTGCTTACTGGCGGTTTTGATTGCTTTGCATCTTTGTTTTTATAATTCCCATCCAGAATCTTTGCCATATTTGCATCATTCATCATCCAATCAAAGGTTGCCGACCAATTCCGGTTATTTTCCCCTTTCAGAAAATCACTTTCCTCTGCAAGCTCAAATCCCCTCTTAATGTCATCAATGGAATATTTTCTTAATCTTGCTTTAATTGCTCGTTTTCTTTTTTCAGATAATCGTGTTAAGCGAGGGAATGACACGCAAGTGGCATTATACATATCAGCTATTTGCTGATAATCTACTCTATTACCTCTTATATCTCTTTCTTTATCTTTATCTTCTTCTTTATCTATATCTGTAGCGTGACTTCCCAAATTTGTCACACTTACGTCACGTGACATTTCTGTGACACACTCAATTTTTTGTTTTTCCCTCTGTTTTTGCTTCCTAATCCGGTTCTGCTCCCTGATTTTCTCGAGGGCTTCCGCGTTCTGGTGCTCTTCCCAACCCGGAATAGTAAAAAATCCATTGTCCGTCACGATCATTTCAAGCTGCTCCAGTGATTGCAAAGCTAATTTCACGGTATTCTCTTCAAAATCCAACTCGTCTGCCAGCATTTTAGGCGTGTACGGGATGTTTTGCGTTAAAAATACCATGCCGTTACTATTACACCGGCCAGCCATCGTGAGTAGCATTACCCAGATCAGGACAATATTGTTCCCGTCCGGTAATTTCCGCAGATGCTTGATTTTGCGATTATCAAACATATCCGTTGTAATCTTGATCCACTTTACCTCTGCCATCACTCATCCTCCGCAATATAGACAACCACGCAAGGCGTATCCGAATATACCTTTTCAATCTCCAGACTGGTCACCTGCTTATCATCGGTGTATGCGACTCCGTTCAGTCCATCCAGAATGATTTTTGCGATATTATCCAAGTCCGGCTTCTTATTCGGCTTTATTTCGCCTTTTAATGCTTTCTCCTTGTTCTTCTTAGACCAGCTCTCTGGAATCGGAAATTTCGCTAAAATTCGAACTCTCAGAGGTATCTCTGTATAAAGAACACCTGCGCTTTGTTTATAAATCCTCGCAACTTCCTTTTCATATTTCTTGGTTGCGGGTGGTGTGTATGTAATGACCTTAAATCCGGCTCTGCGGAATTTCGGTCTTGCTTTTCCAACCGGCTTACCCGGAATTGTAATTATCATTCGTTCTCCTTTCTGCTCCCGGAGTTACCGGGAGACAATGAATCTGGCTTACTTAAGGTATTTGTGACGTACTACACAGCAGCCATGAACGGGTTACAATTTATAGCAAAGGTTTAACCCTTACTAACATAGTGAAATTCTTTCCGGAACTGTTCTTCTGTTCCGTAGTGCTGCAAATAATACTCTTTGCAGCGTTTTCTTAAGTATCGGTCTACTTTCGATGCATTCTTCCCTGCCCTTGTTCCGTTTGGATGCAGATCCGGTCTCAGTGGAGCTATGAATCCGTAATCTTCCGAAAGTTCAATTTCTTTCGATGTGTGACTAAAAACATGATGCCTCTCCACTCCGTAAGCTCCGGTGTGCATGCAGTGATCCATATCTTCTGTAAATATGCTCCACAGCTTCTTTGGTCTGCCGGATGCTCTTTGATGACCTTTTTTCTTTTTCTTTCGCTTCGGCTTTGGGAATGCCATGTCACTGTAATCAATACTCACAGTTCAATCCCCCATTTTTGTCTAAGCTCTTCTTTTTCATCTGGGGTCAAAAGGTCTGCATCTGGTATTCCAACCTCTCTGCAATCTTCCAACACGCCTTTGATGAGTCTGCTCATTTCTTTGGTGTTATACTTGCTTGACCCTTTGTAGCATTGCAGAGTGTGTAATGTTTCAGCTCTCCCTTTTAGGTCTTTTACTTCCTGTGCTCCACGATCTATCACAATCCGGAACACTGACTGTGCCAGATAGATGTCTTTTTCCCTGAGCGGTATGTACTCAAAAGCACCGTGGGATTTTAATTCATTTAGGTACGCTTGCCACCTGGTGATGTCCAACTTTTCCGCTAATTTATCGAGTAACACCCACAAGTAAGAGTTTGCGTCAAGGCTTCTCTTTGCTCTGTATGGCTTTATTTCAAGCGTTAATTTCTCATAATCTTTCAACTCATCATAGGCTTGTCGGAAGTCCTCTTCGGATTTGAATAGGATGGTGTGGCAATCTATCAAACGGCCTTTTAATTTTCCTGTGAATTTCATCAATCATCACCGTAAGTCCTTTTTATTGTGCTTAACATTGTTGCAGCTTCTGTCTCGGTAAGTGTCTGCTCAGTCCTATTGTTTTCTCTCAACCAGCGTTCAAGATTGATGCCGTGAGATACGCATAGATTCTTGAGAGTCTTGATTTTCGCTTCAGACGCTCTGTTTTCCCCCGTTTCCGGTATTTGAGCATACATCTTGTTGTATTCCTCTTTAAGCCACAAATCGAACCCTAAGCCGGTATGTATTGCTACGCACTTCACAAACGCCCTGCACATGCTGTTCCAGACTCTTTGCTGACTCATAGAGTTGTCTTTTACAGGGTTTGCCCCATTCATCACAGGTGTTTGCATCTCGTACACTTGATCATCTATCACAACACGGATTCTGGTCTCGTAACATCTATTTTCAACTCCGTTTTTATCTTTAAACACCGCTTTTGTCATCCTTAGACTACTTCCTGTTTCTGGGTCTGGAATCGGAGTAAAATAAACATTTTCAGCCCCATTTTTATGCAATAAATCAATGCACATTGCCCAGTTTAAATAGTCCATACCATCTCTTTTTTCGAGGTATGGTTTTACATCTACTTTCCTCATTTCTTCATAGCTTTTAAGCATAGGTTTCCTCGCTTTCTTCCTTTACCCAATTCCCGGAGTAAAACCATTCCACCAGCATTGTTTTAAACTCTTCCTGGTCATCCGGTGTTCCATGCAAGCATCTTTCCAGTGCGTAATCAAATGCTTGGTCATCCGTTACTACCGTGTCTTTCTCCGGTCCGATACCTACATACATCATTCGTCCTCCGCCTTGTCCACTGCTATTTCCAGTAATCCTTTGACTGCATCGATTGCGTTATCTAAGGCGTAATCCGACTCGATTTTTATGTTTAAATCGTAGTCACCTACCGCAAATCCGTTTTTCATAGCGTATAAAGAGATTCTGTCTCCGAAATTCGAAAAATCAATTTCTATGTACGGGAATCCGTTTTTGCCTTTTCCGCGATCTTGAATGTCAAGAACTAAATCCAAAAGCTCATGTATTTTCTTTCTATCCATTGCTTATCCTCCTAAAATCTGTTAATATAGAATCGTATTTTTTCCTGAGTACCTACGGCTCCCCAGCCTTTTTGTAGGTGCTCATTTTTAATACCCAAATATCAACCACCATCCGATCAACGCCAGCACGAACCCGATCACAGCTGCTGCAACCTTATGCCAGTAGGGCTTGTCCTGCTCCGGTAACTCAACAGATACGGAGCGGATATCCCAGCTATTTAATGTGTTGGGGTGGTGGGTAGTCTGGCAGTGGTAGGTTCCTTTAATTTCCATGCTTGTCCTCCCTTCTACCGCCTAAGCGGTTTTCTCTTTTCGTATCAATGCTCCCTGAATAATCCGGCAACATCCATCTATAAGTTTTTTAACTTCCTCTTCTGTGCGATCCACATAACAATCATCATGTACTCGGATTGTTGCATTTTTTACTTTTACTGTTTCTACGATCAAAATCATCACCTCTCTACTATGTATGCAGGTTGGATTGTCCAAGGTATGTTGTCCATTTAATCTTGTTTACGCTTCGTTCCAAATCTATCAATTATCATGTTTGTCACATCGGTAACAAAGTCCATGTTGACATCAAGTAAATGATCAACAGCCTTCTGGATAATGCTCATAGACTCCCGTGTCACCACGAGACTTGTAACGATTGATGTTATGATCGAGCAGATAACGCTTGCTATTACAATCTCCATGTCAGTCCTCCAATTCTATAACCAGCGTGTCAATAATGGTTCTTATTGTTTTCACAGGTTTTTCCAAAAATTTGGGGTCTTCTCCGGAAATGCTTCCAGGTTCATATATATTTACTGCCGTACCCATTCCAGTTTGGTATACAACTCTCACGGGTGCATCTTCTCCAATTACATTTGCCAAGTCCGCCAACCTCAATGAAGATGGCTTGTCCGCCTTAATAGTTCCAACTTTGATATCGGACGGCTTATCGTCCTTACAAAAAACCCGAACATCCATATTTACTGTAAGTTCTGCGATATCATCTCTCTCTTTCTGTTCTAATTTGTATGATTTCACGCATTTAAGTTTCTTGCCGTCTAAAATTACCCCGTTTTCTATTTTTACAGTGCTAAACATTGTGTTTTCCCTCCTTATTTAAATTCTGACTGAAGTACTTCTATCTTCGGAATCAGTTCTTCCAGAGATTGACTTATCTCCTGATCAGTACTCCGAGAATCCATGTAATAGTCATGGATAGTTGAATACTGTCTTGACATATTCACAACTGAAAATGAAGCAAAAATCACAAAGACAACAAGTGTTACAAGCAGACAGAGGGTCTTATGTTTTAGGCTATCTACTTCTGTTTTAAGTCCTTCTACTTCTTTTTTTAACGCATCAAACTCAATTCGATCCATTCTCTGCGATTGAGCATTGTACATCTTTCCTGTACGTTTTTCTGCTTCTTGAACGGGATCCATTCCCGGTGTTCCCGGACTGCCACTCCAACACATCCTCTTTTTCCTCCTTTTCTTCTATGCAACTCCGTATTTAATAGCCAGTTCTTTTACAATAGCCGTATATCCCTCAATCAGTTTCTTATCATCAGCAATCACATCAAGATAATTCAATTTGTCTCTTCTGGATTTGCAAACACCCTCATCTGCCATTCTTCTGCGCTTGTTTGTGAGTCTCTGTTTTACATTCACTCCCATACGTTTTTCTAACAACTGATAGGATTCTGCCCTTACATCTTGATAAGACTTGCTGTCTCCGCACTCCATACCGATTTTTCTCAAGATTCTTCCGGTATCTTCTCTCCATGATGTTGTATCGATTGCAACAACCTCACGGATGCTTTCAATCCGTTCTTCCACGTGCTCAAGCTTCTCTGCCTGACGCTTCTGCTCGATTTCCAAGTTGATCATGACCTGTAACTGCGGTGAGAGCTCTTGTGTGGCAAGAGATGCCGCTTTGTATTTCTTTTCTACCAGAATGAAGTATCTGCGCACTTGCTTTCCTTTTTCGTTCCGCTCAAGCATTGCCATTTCTTTGGCAGTATCCAGTTTGATGATGTGGTCTTTTTTAGTCTGACCGGAAGGTGCGCAAATTTGAGCGGCTTCAAAATCTTCGTTTTCTACAGCGTCAATATCGTTTAATCTGCGTGTAGACCAGTCTTTATAAGGCGTCCTCACTCCCAGAACCTCATGCAGTTCTGATCCGTATACTACTTTTTCTCCTGTGCTTGTCTCGTATACTGGGACAAGTTCGTTTTCAATTACTGTTAAATTATTCACTGCTTCTCTCCTACTTTAATAATTCATCAATAGTGCACCCTAGCACCTTTGCTACTTTGGACAGACTTCTTATTGTTGGACTCACTGTATTCCACTTATAAATGCTTCCGGTAGAAACGCCAGCCTGACTTTCTAATAAATTGATAGAAATTCCTTTTTCTGCCGCTCTCTTAGATACCTTGTCGAAAATATTATTTTCCGTATCAATCACTCCTTTCTTTTTGATTGAGTTCTGAAAATATCACAATTTTATATTGACTAAGTTCTGAAAATATTCTATAATCTAGTTGTCAAGCAAAATTACAAAATAAATTCCAGCATTCTTATTATCGCAATTTTTTGCGATTTTTTCAGAACCCTATAATCACATTATACGCGATAATTTCAGAATGTCAAGAAATATTTTGCGATTTTTTCAGAATTTTGAAAGGAGTCTACATATGACACTGAGAGAACGCGTAAAACATCTGTGCAAAGAACATGGAATTTCAATGAATAAATTGGAAAACGAACTTAATTTTGGAAAAGGGTACATAAGCAAATTAGGTTCAAGTCAACCAAATGTTAACAAGCTCCAGCAAATCGCTGATTACTTCAGCGTATCGTTGGATTATTTAATGTCTGGAGCATCTAATGGTGATAATCCGTCATCACTCACGGCGAAAGATGAGCGCGACATTGCAAAAGATATGGAAAACATCAGAAATAAGTTGAAAAACAATGAAGAAGGTCCTGCTTCTTATGATGGTCAAGCTATTCCAGAAGAAGATATTGACTTGCTTCTTGGGCAAATCGAGCTGATGATGAGAAGGTTGAAACCGATTAACAAAGAAAAGTACAACCCTAACAAAAATAAAAAGTAGGTGTATAAATTGAGAACAAACGATATTAAGCGTTTAGTTGAATACTACATAAAGAAATTTAATACAAGAAATCCTTTTAAACTTGCAAACTGTTTAAATGTCGAAGTTCAATTAGGACCTTTGGGAAGTCGAGCTGGATGCTATATGTTTCTGAAGAATCACAAATGTGTTTTCTTAAATGAAGATTTAGAGGAACATGAGCTGAATCTTGTAATGGCTCACGAGTTAGCACACTCCATTCTTCACAGAAAAGAAAATTGCTACTTTATCAGAAACAAGACTCTTCTGTTATCTTCTACCAATGAAATAGAAGCTAACACATTTGCCGCAGAACTTCTCATACCAGATTCTTTAATCTATGAGAATCCAGGCATGACAAAAAGCCAGATTGCGAGGCTGGCTGGATATGATGAAAAGATTATGGAATTTAAAAGCGTATTGTGATTCCTATATAAAAAAACGCCTTTTATCGAACTGGTGTTTTTTTAGAAAGAGTGATATAATGAACACTAAAGAGAATCTAAATTCATACATTGTAACTCGGTACTTTTTAAATAAAGACGCGCAAATGCATATGGATGATATGCTCATGCCAAAAACAAAAGAACAAATTTTTTCAGAAGTTCTTTTGCAATTAAAAAATGAAAAATATATCTGTGGATTTATTGGAACCCAACAATATCGCATATATTTTTCGAAAACCTTCTCAGATACAAGACTACTATTAAAATTTGCAAAAAGAAAAGATATTACTCTTAATACGGCTACGGAAACTGATATCAATAAGGTTAATAAGGATGACTATCCTTTTTCTTATATTATAGTAGATACTAATAAACAGTTATTTCTTATTCAGAAAAATAAAGAGATATCTACAAATAGTCAAACGCTTGTTAATTCTGTTGAAAAAATTTTTTCTTCGTTTTTAATAAAAAGATCTATTTCATTACGGCTTACACCTATCACTAAAAGAGGCACTTTTTGGGACGCAGTCGAAAAAAACATGGGAAAAATATCTTCTTTAGAATTCGAATTTCTTTCTCCAAATTATCTCGGTCAATCCTATAAAATAAACGAGTTAATGAAAGAATTGAAAAGTGAAACTAATACAGACTCTATGAAAATGGCTATAAAAAACGAAAAAGGGAATCTTACTATTTTAAACAAATATCATTTTTTCAAAGATTCTTTGCAGTACATTTCTAACGGCGGTGGGAAATGGAAAATGAAGTTTTTAGGTGGAGGAAATATAACAAGCGAAGAAAAGCCTGTGGAACAAACTGTAGATATCTCTATCATGCAAAACAATTCAGATGCAAATGACAAATTACAAGAAGTATTTCAAAATATTGACTTAATAGAAGGTGATAACCATGAAGAGGATGTTTCATAATCCTATATTTAAAATATGCTTATTGTTAATAATATCGATTTCTTTGTCAATAGCTTTCGACTATTCAAAAAATCCAATTATTCAATATGATTATGTGCTCACTACCAACATAGCTCTTTTTTCCCTTGCTCTTGCTGTAACAACCATTTTCTTTACAATTCTTGATAGATATCAGCAGGCACTGCATAATCGCAAAAAAGACGCACTTATTAATAGTATAACAAGTGAAATGGGGGATAATACACACTCTCTACTTATCTTAACTGCTGTAACTTTTATAACATCACTTTTTCAAGATGCCTTAAATAAGATACCTGAAGTCGATGTTAATTCATGTATTTTAATATTTATTTTATCCCTTACACTACTAACTACTTATGACATTACTAGAGCAACCGTAACACTAATTAAAAATATTTTTTTATTAAGGGATTTATAATATGGCTTTCAAAAAATATAACCGCTTCGGCGTTTATATATATAAATTGTGGGAAAAGTACAGAGGAAGAGAGGAAATTATGAAAAAGAAAATTATAGCTATGTTATTAACTGGAGCTATTGTATTGTCCATTACAGCATGTGATGGAAATACGGACTCCGAAAAAGATAACAAGGCAAATGCAGAAACCACAACAAAGCAAGAAGAACCAGAGGCTGATGTTACGTATCAAAGTATTCTCGATGATTATACAAAGAAGATTGCTGATGCGACTCCGGGACTTGTGGAAGAATATAATAACGAAGCTGCTCCGATTGCCGGAGACTTAAATGCACTTGCTGAATTATCAAATAGCAAAGTAGGAAAATTAGCCGAAATTTCCAACCAGGGAGTTTCCGAAATGGCTACACTGATGCAGAAGAATGGAGACGAGTACAGCGTCTATGAGGAATGGTCATTAAAGTTAACTGATGTGTATACACAGTACGCCACACAAATTACTGATGCATACACTGCCTCTGCTGCTGGAATGAGCACAGAAGACATAATGAATTCATTAAATTCTTTAGGAGAATAAAATAAAAACCGCCCCGGTGCTACCAACACCGAGACGGTAATACATATCCGAAGATATGCAATCTGAAGCCAAGAATATTGTATCATCTTCGGGACAGCTACACAATCCAGAACATTTGTTCATGTGCTGGCTGTTATTTTTGTACCCAAATTTAAATACAATAACATAGGAGTGTGATACAATGTCTTATTTTATCTACGCCAGAAAATCCAGAAAAGACGCCGAACTGGAAGCGCTAGGGATTGATGTTCTGGAACGCCACATTACTACCCTGTTAGAGTTGGCAAAGGCTCTCTCTCTTCCGATCGGTGCGATTTACCGGGAAGTTGTGTCCGGAGACAGTATCGATGCCCGTCCAGTCATGACGCAAGTACTATCCGAGGTGGAAGCCTGTATGTGGGATGGTGCCCTCGTAATGGACGTAGATCGTCTGGCCAGAGGTGATACGATCGATCAGGGGCGTGTGCAGCGTGCATTTTTTTATTCCAACACCCGGATTGTAACACCGAATAAAACCTACGATCCTGCAAATGAGTATGATAATGAGTACTTTGAGTTCAGTTTATTTATGAGCCGCCGGGAGTACGCCACAATCAAGCGCAGAATGCAGCGTGGCAGGGAACGTTCCAGTTCTGACGGTTATTACGTTGGCAATGTTGCCCCTTATGGATGGGAGCGCGTCATTGCGCCGGATGGAAAACACTACTCTCTCGCCCCACATCAGACAGAAGCACCCGTCCTTGATCTAATGTATGATCTGTGCGGAAATAAGCAGTACGGATACCAGAAAGCCTGTACCTATATGTCCAATATGGGAATCCTTGCAAGGAGTGGCAAACCTTTTACGCCCTCTACTTTAAAAGGGATTATCTCAAATCCAGCAAACATCGGTAAAGTCCGCTGGGGGCATCGTAAGACTGTCAGAGCTGTAAAAGATGGGCGCGTAGTAAAGTCCCGTCCAAAAGCCACAGATTACATCCTCTCAGATGCGGCATGGGCGCCACGGATCAGCCCAGACTTATTTAAACGCGCGAACCAACCAAAAGGATGTTTTTCTGCTCCAGTCAGAAACGACAGACCGATACAAAATCTATTTGCAGGTCTGGTCAGATGCTCACAATGCGATCGGCTTATGGTCCGCAAGAAAGCGCAAACGAAAACGCCCTATGATATGCTGATTTGTCAGTATACAGAGTGCTCCACAGTAGGTATCCGGATTGATGAACTGGAAGAAGCTCTTCTGGGGTGGCTGAAAGACTACATAGCCAAATATGAATTTGCTGACACTCATGAGGAAGATACTGCTGCTATTGCCGCAAAAGAATTGATCGTCACAAATTTTGAGACTGAACATCAGATGCTTTTAAAACAGAGGGAATCCTTATTCGATTTTTTAGAGCAGGGAATTTACACAAAAGAAATTTTTATTGAGCGTTCGAATGCACTGGAGCAGCGGATCAGAGACTGCATGAATAACATCACTGCTGCCCGTGAAGATTTGCATACCACAATCGCAAGACAGGCAAACCGGAAAAATTTTGTGCCGAAGTGCAAGAATTTATTGAGTGAGTGGGACTCTCTGACTGTCTCGGAAAAGAACAGCGCCTTGAGACAGCTGATTGACAGGATTGTTCTGACTAAGACGAAACGGAACAAGAAAAACCAGAAAAACTCTGAATTCACAATCGATGTGTACCCGAAAGTGCCGAAATAA